CTCTACGACTCGGATCCGTGGATCCACCGGGCGGTGGAGGTGATCGTGTCCAACACGATCGGAACGGGCATCGAAGGGGCGCCGGTGGGCGGGACGAAGGCGTTCGGTGCGGCGTACCAGGAGTGGGCGAGCAGCACCGAATGCGACTTCTACGGGCGAGCGAACCTGTTCGGACTGCAGGAGCTGGCGATGCGGACGGTGGTGAATCGCGGGTCGGTGCTGGTGCGGAAGCGTGTGGAGCCCAGGCTGGCGGATCAGGGCATGGTGCCGCTGCAGCTGCAGGTGATGGAGCCCGACTGGCTGGACGCGACGCAGGACAACGGGCAGGACATCGTGGGCGGGAAGCGGTTCGACGAGTGGGGCCGATGGGTGAGCGCGTTTTTGTATGACCAGCACCCGGGAGAGTCAGGGATCAGCGCGTCGCGGCTGACGAGCACGGAAGTGCCGGTGAGCGAGCTGCTGCACATCTACGAGGATCAGCGGCCGGGGCGATACACCGGCGTGCCGTGGGGCGCGAGCGTGCTGCTGCGGGCGCGGGACCTGGCGGACTATGAGAGCGCGGAGATCCTGAAGCAGAAGCTGGCGGCGTGCTTCGCGGGCTTCGTGGTGGAGCTCGACGCCGAGACGGAGCAGGAAGGCGACGATCTGACGGAGACGATCGAGCCGGGCCTGCTCCAGCGGCTGAAGTCTGGCCAGGACATCCGCTTCAGCGATCCGCCGAAGGTGGAGGGTTACGGGGCCTTCAGCACCCAGCAGCTGCGGGCCATCGCGGTGGGCTACGGCATCACCTACGAGGCGCTGACGGGCGACCTGTCGGGCGTCAACTTCAGCAGCGGCCGGATGGGCTGGCTGGAGTTCCAGCGCAACCTGAGCCGCTGGCAGTGGAACATGCTGGTGCCGCAGCTGCTGGATCCGATCGGCCGGTGGTATCGCGATCTGGCCGGGATGGTGGCACCCAGCCGCGTGCCGCGGCGGATGACGTGGACGCCGCCCAGGCGGGAGATGATTCAGCCGAATGAGGAGATCCAGTGGCTGACCGATGCGGTGAGGGCGGGCTTCATGACGCTCAGCGAGGTTCAGCGGAGCTTCGGGTTCGTGCCGTCTGATCTGCTGGACGAGCTGGCGGAAGACCTGAAGGGTGCCCGTGAGCGGGGGCTGGTGCTGGCGGTGGACATGTCGAAGGATCCACAGCATCTGTTCGCCGTGCAGAACGGCGCGGCGGAGCCCACGGCAGACGGGGAGGGCCAGGGCGGCGACACCGTACAGGGCGGCAATCCCTCGTGATTGTGAGACTGAGAGCAGGATGGGTAGACTCTGCCCATGGGGAACTCTCCTGCCATGACTGTCGCTGCGCCTGAAGTCATCCAACGGATGGCACTGGTGAAGCCTGCCAGCTGGAACGAAGAGGACCGCACATTCGAGATCGTGATTTCGAGTGAGCGGAACGTCGGTGACGGCGTGATTCTCGTTCACGATTCTGCAGCGCTTCGCTTCCCTGGCGCACCAGTGCCGACCACGATCGACCACTCTCGCCAGTCGAAAGACGTGTGGGGAGTGATCGAAGAAGTGCGGTTTGAGCGGATCGATGGGGTGATGAGCCTGATTGGCCGCGGCCGTGTGGATGGCACAGAGGAAGCGATGGCGGTGGCGGTGCCACGACTGCGGAACGGCTCTGCCCGGTTCTCAGTGGGGGCCCGTGTTCACGCTCTGCGCAACACGGCGCCAGGTTCGGAGCTCGTGAGGGCGACGGACTGGGAGATGGGAGAGGTGAGCCTGGTCGTTGTCGGGATGGACTCGGCGTCGATCATGCGATCCCCTGACGAGTCCAACAGCCCGGATCATCCGATGCCTGACACCGAAACCCTGGCCGGAGTGGATCCGGCGACCGAAGTGGAGCGCGCCGCGCCTGCTGAGGTGTCCACCCCTACCCCCACCCCGCAGCCGGCCGCGGCTGTTGCGGAGGTGGAGCGCAGCCTGCAGGAACTGCGCCGCGAGAATCGCATCCTCGACATGGCGCGCAAGGCCAACCTGTCCGACGAGCAGACCCGCTCCCTGATCGACAGCGGCAAGCCCGTGGATCAGGTGGCCGTGGATCTGTTCACCATGGTTCGTGACGGCATGAGCCAGTCGAAGGCCGGTCATCCGGTGCTGCAGGCGCAGCTGGAGGTGACGCGCGACCAGGGCGACACCCTGATGCGTGGCATCGAGGATGCGCTGACCGCCCGCGTCATGCCCGGTCAGAAGCTGTCTGATCTGGGCCGTGAGTATCGGGGTTACACCCTGCTCGAGTACGCCCGGATGTACCTGGAGAGCCGGGGCGTCAACACCCGGGGCATGTCCAAGACCGATCTGGTGGTGCGTGGCTTCCACAGCACCAGCGACTTCCCGCTGCTGTTCAGCAACCTGGCCGGCAAGTCGCTCGACGCGGCCTACATGGAGGAGCCCCACACCTGGCGGGCGATCGCTCGGCAGCGGAACCTGCCTGACTTCAAGCTGGCCAGCGATCTGATCGTGGCCGACAGCCTCACCCCTGAAGCGCTGCTCGAGGGCGGTGAGTACAAGTCCGGCACGCTGGTGGAAGCACAGCACCAGTGGAGGCTCGCCACCTACGCCAAGAAGGTGAGCGTGACCCGGCAGGCGATCATCAACGACGACCTGTCCGCCTTGGAGCGGATCCCCGAGATGCTGGGCCGCGGCTTCCGCCGCCTGGAGTCGAACCTGGTCTGGGCGCTGATCACCGGCAACGCCGTGACCAGTGTGGACAACCAGGCGCTGTTCCATTCGAGCCACAACAACTACCCCGGTTCGGCCGCCAGCATCAACACCGCCGGCATCAACGCCATGCGGAAGCTGATGCGGAAGCAGACCGACATCGCGGGGAACACGATCAATCTGACGCCCAGCTACATGCTGGTGCCGACCGATCTGGAAGCCACGGCGCTGCAGTTCTTGTTCCCGAACGGCTTCATGGCCAACACCCGCACGGGTGACAACGGCCCGATCACGGTGCAGTCCGCCGGGATCGAGCTGATCGTGGAACCCCGTTTGGATGGCGCCGCGAGCATCTTCTACCTGGCGGCTGCACCGACCAGCGTGGAGGGCATCGTCTACGGCTACCTGGCGGGCGAAGAAGGGCCCACGGTGACCACCACCGAGAAGCGCGACCCCGATGGTGTCGAGCTGCTGGCGCGGTTCGACTTCGGCTGCGCCGTGAAGGACTACCGCTTCATCACCCGGTCCGCCGCGGTCTGATGACGATCACCCATCCCATCATTCTCTGAGGACCCAATGAAGAACTACGTCCAGAACGGTGACTTCATCACCTTCACTGCAGGCGCCAACATCACCAGCGGGCAGCTGGTGGCCGTTGGCAGCCTGATTGGTGTTTCGGTCACGAATGTCACCAGCGGCCAGCAAGGGACTCTCGCTCTCAAGGGAGTGTTCGACCTGCCTAAGTCCACCGCTGCCAGCAGCGCCATTGCCGCTGGTGCCCCGGTCTATCGCATCGCCGCCAGCTCGCTGGTGACCGCGGTGTCTTCGGGGAACACGCTCTGCGGCTATGCCGTTGACGGCAATGCGAACACCGATGGCGCCACCAGCGCCAGGATCCGGCTGCTCGGCTGATAGTCTCTCTCTGCGCTCCGAGAGGGGCGGACGAAGGGCAGAGCTGCCCGGGGTGTGAGAACCCCGGGCATTTTCATGTTTCCGTCACACTCGGTAGAGTGAGGGCAGCGGCGGAGGCGTCATGAGCTATTACCAGGTGCTTGCCCATGAGCACGCCTCCGGAGCCGTGGAGTCGAAGCCCGAACCGTCAAGCCGCAAGCGCGCCCGCCATCCGGCCGGCACCGCCCAGGGCGGCGAGTTCATCGGCGATGATCCGGCGACGCCTGAGAATGAGGCCTTCGACACGCAGTCCTGAGGGGCGTTATGGTCGCCGCACACCCAGCGCCGGGTCATTCTGTCGCGCATCGCATCACACGAGCTCTGACGGTCATCCGCCACATGACGCCCCCGCCCGCCACTGACCCGCCCTTGAGGGTGAACTGGGGCGTGGTGCTCACGAACGCAGTGGGGGTGGTGATCGGCCTGGCGATGACGGCAAGCGTGAGCGGAGTGGTCTATCTGGTCTGGCGGCTGCCATCACAGCAGGAAGCGATCCTGCGAAAGCTCGAGCAGTCGGAGATCCTGATGCGTGACCTGGCGAGCGAAGTGGATCGACTGGAGAAGAACGACAGACGACAAGATGAGCGGCTGCTGCGGATCGAAGAACGGCGGCGTTGAGGGTTGGCTATCAGCCTCGGTAGACTGAGGCTCAACAGCTGCGGTCTTGCCCATGCTCGCCCTGATCCTTGCGGCAATGGCGCCGGTGGCTGTGGCATCGAAGGCGGCGCCGTGTGATGCGTTCGTGCGTGGCCTGCCGTCCTGGATGACGTGCGAGGTGGTGGAGCGGAAGAAGCGCGGCGAGATCGTGATGCGTGGCCGGCCGGGGTGGGCGGGTCAGCCGGTGGTGGATCGCGTGCGGGTGACGTTGAAGGGCGAGACGAACGCGGTCACGATCGATCAAGGGATGCTCGCTCAGCTGGTGGTGCGAGGGACGAAGGGCGCGGATCGGATCACGCTCGGGGCCCAGGCCGGCACGATCACGAAGCGGTTCACGTCGCGGATCCAGATGGGGAAGGACACGGCTCGGGATGTGTTCACCTTCACGAACACCACCGCCAGCCATGGCCCGTTCAACCACGCCCAGCGCATCGTGGTGACGGAGTTCGGGCGGGAGGATGAGATCCGGCTGGCGAACGTGGGCCGCGTCATCCGTTACGACGACGTGCAGGGCGACGGCTCGATCCCCGGCGTGCCGAGGTTGAGCATCAGGGTGGAGCGGCTGCCATGAGCTGGGCCACGACTGCGGCACAGCTGACGGCCGGCACGATGGCCACCCTGGGGAACGCCGTCACGATCGGCGCCGTGACGAACTGGGGCATCCTGCGGAGCCCGTCCGAGATGGTGCTGGATGGCGCGGTGGTGGTGACGGACTGGATGCTCGAGCTGCCGGCGGCGGTGTGGGCCAGCATCACGGAAGGCCAGGGCATCACGGTGGATGGCGTGAACTATGTGGCGCGTGAGAGCTCCAGGCCGGGCACTGACGGCTCCACCATCCACGTACCGCTGGAGCGGATTGACGGTGAGCTGCCGCCGGCGCCTGGTGACTCTGAAGTCGTGATTGATGGTGACTGGCTGTGACGAGGCGCTACCGGCTGCGGACGTTGTACGCCACGGCGGCGGAGTTCACGGCTGAGAATCCGATCTTGCTCGAGGGTGAGATGGCGACTGAGAGTGACACCGGACTGCAGAAGATGGGCGATGGCGTGACGGCGTGGGAGGCGTTGGCGTATCGGCCAGGGCAGATCTACGTCGGCGCTTCACCGCCACCCGACACGGGCCTGTTGTGGCTCGACACCAGCACCTGACGCTTTTCTGAGTCCTGACCATGGCAGCACTGATTTTCTACGACGGCCACGCAAAGCGCCTCACTGATGGGTCCTACGGCAGTAACTGGTCAGCGGCAGGGCTGAAGTTCGCCCTGACGAACACTGCCCCCACTCTGAGCCACAACTCCCTGTCACAGATCACGGAGGTGAGCGGCGGCAACTGGTCCGCCGGTGGCATGAGCGTGGGCACGGTGTCCACCGCGATTGATTCGACTGATGGCGCCAGGGTGGTGACGAATGCCGACTTCTCCCACGTGCAGTCGAGTGCCTCGGTGGGGCCGTTCCGGTATGTGGTGCTCTATGCCGACACGCCGACGAGCCCCACGGCGGACCCCCTGATTGGGTATTGGGACTACGGGTCGAGCATCACGCTGCTGGTGGGCGAGACGCTGCAGGTTGACCTCGATGCCAACTTCGCGCTGTTCACCGTCACTGATGCAGCCTGAGGCCCATGGCGATCACCACCTTTGATCAGTACATCGGGGCCTACAAGCACGAGCTGCAGATCAGCAAGACGGCTGCCGTCACCACTACGGCGGGGAACTGGGCGACGACCTGGCGTGCTGCTGGATTTCCTGCAGCTGGCACGGCGCCGTCGAACACCACCACCGGCCTGGTGCCAACCGACGCCGAGACCGGCTTCCCTGCCATTCAGGCATTCCAGGGCAGCAACAAGGGCTACCTCTCCCGTGTGGAGGCCTTTTCCCCGGTGAACCAGACCCTGGCGCTCTATGACGTGCTGTTCTGGGCGGGGCCGACCACGATCCCCACCAGCGGTACCACCACCGTCACGCTCAGCACACAGCCGGACTTTTCGGGGCGGCTGCCGTTCAGGGCCGATGGCACCACCCCGGCATGGGAGGAAGTGGAGATGTGGGTATGGCTGACCACGGCTGGCAGCTCCCACGCGCACACCTTCCAGATGAGCTACCGCGACCAGGACAACAACACAGCCGAAAGCTCAGCCACGGTGAGCACCAACAACGTGGCCGTGAACCGGATGCTGCGGGTGCCGTGGAACTCCGGGGACTACGGAGCCAGGTTGATGAACGGCTACCTCGTCAATGGCGTCACCAGTGCTTCGGGTGCCGTGACGGCGGTGTTTATGCGCAAGCTCTGGGTGGGCAGGGTGAACGCCAACACCCTCAACGTGTTCGGCCCTGACCTGACGGGTATGCCTCAGGTGTTCGACACCTCAGCCCTGATGCTGCTGGGCCTGCCTGAATCCACCTCGACCAGCACCCCTGCGGTGAGCATCGAGATCGCGGAGGGTTGAGCCATGGCGCTCCGGGCGCAGCGGGGCATCCTCGCCCATAAGGCCCGGAAGTTCGCCGCGACATCCGTGCCGGACCGGCACGGAGCGTGGGATGACATCGCCGCGTCCCTGTTCGGTGCGACTGATGCCGCCGCTGTCTATACCCTCACCGCGACGCCCTCCAGCCTGTCGCTGACGGGCGGAAATGCCACCCTCACGCGCCTGCGGTCGTTCTCCCTGGAGGGCGACCCTGCCTCTCTGGCGCTCGTCGGTGGGGATGCAACGGTTCGCAGGGTGCGGACCTATGCCGTCACCGCAGACCCGGCCACGCTCAGCCTGACGGGTGGTGATGCGACGCTCACCCGGCTGGCGGTGCGCACCGTTGCTGGTGATCCGGGAGCACTGTCCCTGACCGGAGGCAATGCCACCCTGACCCGGCTCCGGGTGCTCACTGTCGCTGGCGACCCAGCTGCACTGGCGTTGACCGGTGGTGACGCGACCCTCACCCGGCTCCGCACCTTCTCACTGGCCGGCGATGCGGCCTCCCTGGCGCTCACTGGTGGCGATGCCACCATCCGGCGCCTGCGGTCGTTCTCCCTGACCGCCGACCCAGCATCCCTCGCCCTCGCAGGAGGCGATGCCACGCTCTCGCGCCTCGTCGTGCGCACCGTGGCCGCCGATCCGGCAGCCCTCAGCCTCACCGGTGGCGATGCCACGATCACGCGCCTCAGGCTGCTCAGCCTCGCGGCAGACCCTGCAGCCCTGACCCTTGCCGGTGGCGATGCTACCCTGTCCAGGCTCCGGGTCATCACCCTTGCTGCCGATCCAGCGGCCCTGGCCCTGGTCGGTGGTGATGCCGTCCTGTCGCGGCTGTCGGCAGGGCCCACCACCATCGTTGCCGACCCCGGCACCCTGACCCTCGTCGGTGGTGATGCCACCCTTTCCCGGCTGCGCCTCCTGCTGCTCGCGGCAGACCCCGGCGTCCTCGTCACGGCAGGCGCCAACGCCAACATCACGCGGCTGCGGGTGTTCTCCGTCGCCGCCGATCCTGCCCTTCTGGCACTGGCTGGTGGTGACGCCACGATTTCCCGAGTGATTGGCGGCACTCAGATGCTCGTCTTCCGGGATGGCGAGTGGGTGCCGTTCCCGTTGCTGCGGCACGACGGTGCGACCTGGATCCCCGCACGGATCTCCGTATCATGAGACTGACCCACGCCGGGGCTGGCTGTGCCACCTGTTGACCTCTCAGGTTCCCTGCGGGGCACCTTGTCGATGCCGATCACGGTGGAGGTGCACGACGAGACGATCCAGGCGATCGAGGACGGGATCAACGCGAACGAGACGGCGGCCGCCGCTGCTGCTGCCGCCGCCGCGGCTTCAGTTCAGCCGGGCGACGATGCCGCAGACCTGGGGTCAGGCGCTGCAGCTGATGGCCATGTGCTGACGGCTGATGGTGCTGGTGGTGCAGCGTGGGAGGCGCCGTCCGGTGGCGGTGGCGGCCATGTGATCGAGGACGAGGGAACGCCGCTGACCCAGCGTGCGGCGCTCAACTTCGTTGGCGCTGGCGTTGCGGTGACGGATGACGCCGGCAACGACGCCACGGTGGTCACCATCTCGGGCGGTGGCAGCACGCCCCTGAGCGACGCTGATCCGGAAGCGCTGGCTGCTGCTGCTGATTCTGGCGTGAGCACCGACGCCAGCCGGGCGGATCACGTCCATCCACGTCCCACCCCTGCAGACATTGGGGCACCAGCGACGAACCCCACAGGGATCACCGGGGCGAGCACCGTGACGAACATCGTCCGGCTGAGCCAGGCGAACTACGACGCGATCGGTACGCCGAACGCTTCCACGCTCTACATCATCGAGGCCTGATCATGCCGACCGGGAAGATCTATCTGGGTTCGACGTTGATCAGTGATCCGGCGGCGGGGGGAGGGCCCGCATTGTGGACACCCGCCAACACCACAACAGAGCTCTGGCTTGATGGGTCTGACCCCTCCACGATCACGCTCTCCACTGGCGGAGTAAGCCAGTGGAACGACAAAAGCGGCAATGCTCGCCACTTCACGCAAGGCACGTCAGGCGATCGGCCGCAGCTTGGGATTCAAGGCGGCAAATACATGCTCGATTTTGCGGCTGACTTCCTGACTTCTTCTAGTGCTGCATCAACATGGAAGTTCTTGCACGACAGCACGGGCAGTAGCGTGTTTGTGGTGGCCAAGGCTGGCATCATTGCAAACCCTAATGCTCTGCTTCCGGTCATCGGTACTAACGCGCTTGATCCCGTTAATGCAGGCTGCTCACTGTTTTACGACGATCGTTCCGCTGCCTCGCGAAACAACTATGTGGCGGGTTACATCACGAGAGGTGGCGGGAATGCTGTGGCAAACGCTTTTCAGAACAACGTATGGCCCGCAGAGACTTTGACTATTGTGGGTGCAATCAGCGATCCAAGTAATGGAACGGCAGCCAGCAGGCAGCGGATCAGAATCAACGGGGGCACGGAATACGCTAACAACACAGAAACCAACACGCCATCAAACTCAAACCCAAGCTATACGCTGCAGATCGGACGAGCTGGCAACAGCGCCGGATCATTCTCGGGATCTATTGCTGAAGTCGTGATAGCCAGCGGGCAGGTATCAAGCACAATCCGGGAGAAGATTGAGGGTTATCTGGCATGGAAATGGGGCATCGAGGGCAGCTTGCCTGGTGGCCACCCCTACATAAGCGCTGCCCCTACTGTCTGAGCAATGACCACGAACCGCGAGCAGATCATCGCCGCTGCCGTCACGGCGATCACCACCGAGGTGGCGCCGATCACCGTCTACCGCTCACGGTCTGAGGCGTTCCGCCCTGGCCAACTGCCGGCGGTGGTGGTGCGGCCGGAGAGCGACACACCGGGCGATCGTGACGGGACGCTCTGCTGGTGCCCGTGGCGGCTGTCGCTGATCGTGGATGTGATCGTGGGGGCAGCACCGCCGTGCCAGGTGGCGGACCCGATCGTCGAGGACGTGCATCGAGCGCTGATGGCGGCAGAGAATGGGGCGCTGGCAGGGTTGATCGAGGATCTCTCCCCGGCGCCGGTGGAGTTCAGCGACGACCACCAGGGCGAGATCACTGGCCTGACGCGGATGCGGTTCACGGTGCGCTACCGGACCTCGTGGGGTGATCTGGCGTCCTAGTTCTCACGAGCCGTAGACTGGGCTCGACGCTTGCCGACCTGGCATGGCTCTGGATCAGTTCAGCGGACACGGCGGCAGCTACGTGGCGGGACCGGACGGCGTGCGCCGCCTCGTGTTTCGCACCGGGCTGGGTGCTGTGACCCCTGACCCTGAGCCCGTGAAGCCCAAGCCTGGCCGGCGGTCGCAATCTGATGCTCCCGTGGAGGAACTGAGCGATGGCCCGGTGGCGTAACCGCCTTCTCCTGGTGGAGATGGAGTCCAGCTATGGGGTGAGCGGCAGCCCCAACGGATCCGACGCGCTCACCGTGAGCGAGCTGGACGTGACGCCGCTGGAGATCGAGCTGCTCGATCGTGAGCTGATCACCGGCAACTTCGGCAACACCGAGAAGGTGGTGGGCTCCAGCATGTCCAGGCTTTCCTTCCCGGTGGAGTTCGCCGGCAGCGGCGCGGCCGGCACTGCTCCGCGTCACGGGAAGCTGCTCAGGGCCTGCGGGTTCGACGAGACGATCACCGCCGCCGCTGTGACCGGCACGGCCCAGGCGGGCGCTGCTGGATCGATCACCCTGGCGAGCGGCGCCAGCGCGGTGAACAGCTACTACAACGGAATGATCATCACGATCACCGCCGGCACCGGCAACGGCCAGGTGGGCGTGATCACCGGCTATGTGGGCAGCACGAAGGTGGCGACGGTGGTGGCCCGCACCGCGGCCGGCTTCACCGCCAGCACCGACTCGGAATACAGCATTGGCGCGAATGTGAAGTACACGCTGGTGGACACCGACCAGGAGTCGGTGACGATGAGCTTCTATGCCGACGGCTCCCACCATTTGGCGACCGGCGCCCGGGGCACGGTGGGTCTGAACCTGGCGCACAAGGAGATCCCCCGGCTGAACTTCGAGTTCACCGGGCTCTACAACGCCGCCGCCGCGCAGGCCAACCCCTCGGCAGTGTTCGGTGATCAGGCGGCACCGGTGGCGGTGAACCACGCCAACACGAAGCCCGCGATCGTGCACGGCTACCAGGCCTGCCTCGAGAGCCTGGAGATGAGCATGTCGAACGAGGTGATCCATCGCCAGCTGGCGGGCTGCAGCGAACAGGTGGAGATCACGGACTGGGCGCCGGAGGGAACGGCGGTGATCGAGGCGCCGGCGCTTGGCACGAAGGACTACTTCGCTGCTGCTGCCAGCCAGGCGACGGGGCTGATCCTGGCGGTGCATGGCACCGCTGCCGGCAACATCTGCACGATTGGGATGCCGAAGTGCAACCTGGGATCGCCCACCTACAGCGACTCCGATGGCGTGCTGATGCTCAATCTGCCGTTCATGCCGAACCCCGTGGTTCGGAACGATGAAGTCTACTTCGTATTCTCCTGATGGCGTTCAAGATCGGCGCAGCGTCCGGCACCTACAAGTGGCCGGTGAAGGTGATCATCCCCGACAACGGGAAGCACAGCACTGAGCAGTTCACCGCGATCTTCAACCGCCTCGATCATGAGCGGTGCATGGAGATCATCGGAGCAATGAACCGATTCTCCAAGGGTGAGCGGCTGGAGGATGACCCCACCGAAGTGGAAGCCTGCGCCGAAGTGCTCGCCGGATGGGAGGACGTGACGGGCCCGGATGACAAGCCGCTCCCGTTCACCCCGGAGAACCTGGAGGCGATGCTGTCGGTGGAGTTCCTGCCGTTCCAGCTGCTCACCGCCTGGGCCGAATCGAAGAACGAGGGCAAGCGAAAAAACTGATCGGCGCCGTCGATCACTGGCTCAACAGTCCAGCCGGCGGCGGCGAGAGCATCGACGATCAGGCAGCCGCCATGGGGATCACGTTGCCGGCGAGGATGCGGCCACCGGAACACTACGAGGTGTGGCCCGAGAATGAGCATGGCGTGCTCACGTTCCTGCGTTGCCAGACGCAGTGGCGCACCAGCTCCGGTGGTGTGGTGGGCCTCGACTACAACGTGGTGCTGTCCATGCTGGCGCTTTACGATGTGCCTGATCGCGCCGCCGTGCTGGAGGACGTGCAGGTGATGGAATACCAGGCGATCGAGATCATGAACGAGCGAGCGCAGCGGGAGGCGAAGAAGTCGTGGCGATGAATCTCGACGCGCTGCTGAGGATCACTGCCCAGGTGGCGGGGCAGGAGAACCTCGACAAGCTGACCCGCTCGTTGGGTGGGGTGGAGAAGGGCGCGAAGGCAGCGCGGGCGAGCTTCAAGGATGTGGTGAGCAGCGCTTCGTTCCAGGGTGTCGCTGTGGCTGCGGCCGGCGTCGGCGTTGCGCTTGGCACCAGCGTGAAGGCCGCCATGGACTTCGAGAGCGCCATGGCGGATGTGCGGAAGGTGGTGCCGGGCCTCGAGGATGCGGCCGGGTTGCGGGAGATGGAGAGCGCGATCATCGATCTGTCGCGCGAGATTCCGATTTCGGCGGAGGGCTTCGCGCAGATCGTTGCGGCGGCCGGCCAGGCGGGAATCGCGAAGGATGAGCTGGAGGGGTTTGCCAGGTCTGCTGCGCAGATGGCGGTCGCTTTCGATGTCAGCGCCGATGAGGCTGGCGAAGCGATGGCAAAGCTCCGCACGTCGATGGGGCTGAGCCAGCCGGAGGTGGTGGCGCTCGCCGACATGATGAACCACCTCTCCAACAACATGGCGAGTTCGGCGCCCCAGGTGACCGACTTCATGCTGCGCGTGGGTGCATTCGGTCAGCAGGTTGCGATGACGGAGGCGCAGACTGCGGCGTTCGGTTCGGCGATGATCGCCGCCGGCGCGGCGCCGGAGGTGGCGGCCACCAGCTTCCGCAACCTGATTAAGGAAATGGCGGCGGGCGAGAACGCCACGAAGAAGCAGGAGGCGGCGTGGGAGAGCATCGGCCTCACCGCGACGGACGTGGCCAAGCGGATGCAGGTGGATGCGGTTGGAACGATTCGCGATGTGTTCCAGCGCCTGGCGCAGATTCCGGCGGAAGCGCGGATCCCCACGGTCGAGGTGCTGTTCGGCAACGAGGCGCGAGCACTGGCGCCGGTGATTCAGAACCTGCAGCTGTTCGAGCAGGCGATGGGCCTGGCGGGTGACACGACCGGGGCGACTGGATCCATGCTGCGGGAGTTTGAGTCACGCTCTGCCACCAGTGCAAACAGCCTGCAGCTGTTCAAGAACAACGTGGAAGCGTTGCAGATCGAAGTGGGGCGCGCACTGCTCCCGGCGCTCACGAACCTGGTGAAGGCGATCACGCCCATCGTGCAGGTGGTCAGCGATGCGGCCGGGAAGTTCCCGATCCTCACCACCGCAGTGGCGGG